CTTGGGTGTAAGACCATAGTTTAAAGTCCGGGTCTATAATTACTCTATCGTTCTAGTGCTCCCCCCTCGTCACTGGGTAGAATTAATGACTCACTGCACTGAACAACAGAAACCTAGGGAGGCTTTCATCTAGGCGCGTCGGTGAGCGCGTACATTAGTGCAATGGGAGAATGCACAACCGATCTAGCTGAGTGGATTTCGTGTCGTGTTGATAGATGACACACCTCACCAACTAGTCCAGCAATGCCCGCAACAATTGCAACGTGCGGCGTATTCTCCCGGCTCCAAAACGTTGTACGCTCGTCGGTTAGTGTGAAACCGTTGTATACGGCTTCTCTTTGCTCACGCTCCTCAACAAGCTCACCCGCAGCATCACGTCGTCGTACGGTTCTAGCTCTCCCTGGTGTAAATTGGGAGGTTAGACAAAGTGACAGCCGCTCGGTAGACCACAGTCCACCTGATGTTGCCTGTCCACTCCAAGTAATATCAGAGAAGGAATGGCGCGGAAGACGACTCTCAACACGAGTCACCCAACTCTTGTAAGCATGGACATCGCCTGCCAGGAGATTCTCGGCATCGGCGGGCCAAACCGAATCGATGTTGACCGCAAATCCTGCTTCAACATTTAATCCTGGTATAGAATTATGGGCAATGAAATCCGCTCTGATGTCAGGGTTGGCCTCTTGAGTCAGACTGACGAGTATCTGCCTAATTGTGGTGGGTGTAATCACCAAAGAGGCAAAATTCTCCGGACAGTTGGCTGCGTATCCCATATGATAGATACGATCATTGATCTTGATCTTTCCGATGTTATCAAGAATCATTGCCAACGTCGATGGCACTCTGGTCACCGTATACAACAGCTCCCGAATGTCATCTCTGACTGTAATGCGCTCAAGGGCTCCGGGGGTGGTTACAGGCTCAACTTGACATTGTTGAGCTAGGTACACCTTAAGATGCACCAACCACAAATGGACGCGATAGATCTGGTAAATCGTAGCAATTACGGAAATTGCCCCGAGATCCCAGGTTGTACATGTTCTTCTGTACACAATCGCTGTAATAAATCCAACACCTCGGGTTGCCACAGTGAGTGGAATGGCCCTTTCCTGCTGTGTTAATTGCACAGAGTTAACCGCCTTTGAAAGTTGCCCTTCATCACGGGAAAACATCATGCTATCAAGAATTCCTTGACGGAATTCATCAAGTTCTTGGGTTCCAATGCGCTCTCTAAAGCGTTCAATCGCTCTCTTACTCGATCCTTTTCCTTGTCTTTTCTTGGATTTCGCACCTATTGGTCCTCTCGCCGCTTGGGCGGGTAGTTGATCTTCGATTTCTCGTAGATTATTCATCTTAAAAAGATTGGTTATCCGTTTACTCA